CTAGGATGCTAGCGCCTTTTTTTGTAGTGGCCAAGTGTTGTACCACTCTACAAGTTTGCTTGAGTCGTAACTATAATCTACACCACGCCCGCCCGAGAACGGGCGCGGCATTGGGTTTGCATAATACTTCTGATCTTGCCAGCGGCATAATGTGCGTGTAGAACATCCGAAAATTTCTACCAAATCACTTGTGCGAATCACTGGGGAAGATGCTAAAGCCTCTTGGATTGTCATATTTTCATATTTAGCCACAATAACCCCCTACAATCTAATCGGCATTAAAATACCGTGAACATCATTAGTTAGCTCAACGTATGAAGTGGTGTTAGCTCCAGTTGGGTAAAACATTGGATAAGTGATATTCAAAACTTTGGCTGCCTTAATAAACATTTGAATATAGTCCAAGTTAAACTGAACAAATTCTTTAGGCGGTTCAGTAGGTTTTTGAATATCAACCCGCTTAATATCTGGAAACTTGCCGTCAATTGGTCTAAAAAATTCAAATATTCCGTACTGATAGTCAATTAACCAAAATTCATCATCAATTTGGCGTACGGTCAAAATGTCTTTCTTGGGCTTGCTGCCCAATTTCTTGATTAATGAATCAATTGTTTCACGCGGAATGATTAATTCAACATTAGGCACATCGGGAGCATCACAGATCAGTGCAGCATGACCATTGGTTGCTGCAATCATTCCATCTTTAAGAAGCACACCCACCAAATAAAAACGCACTTCAAACTTTGCTGAAAATAAGAAAGCTGCTTTTAAATGACTGTATTTAATTTCAAATTCTTTTTTAAATTTCATCAGACCACCTTAAATTTTTCAGATAAATCATGCATTAATAGATTCCCTGATCCTGATGTGTACCAGATACCCAATACGCCTTTAAATCTGAATCTTAAAATCTCGTTCTGTTCTGTATAGCTGTATACATCGGCACCAATGTCAACCAAGAAATTTTGAAACTCTTCAAGTTTTGATGGCGATAGTGCTTTTCGGTTTTTGTAGCTTCGATTGCTTGGATATCGCTTACGAAGCTGTTGCCATTCGTTCATAAACCACCAATTCTTAAATGACATCCTTGTCACTAAAATTAATTACCAAACAATTGATTTTCGCGCTGAGAAGCTGCGTCATCAATGCGCTTACGCTCTGCATCTGAAAGCTCTTCTATTGCTGGATCGGCATACTCTGCGTTAATGTCATCTTGATTCTTTGCATTCTGGATCCGTAGAATCACGGCATCGACATACGAGAGTTCAGCGTCTACAACATCAGCAAACATATCTTCTTGACTCAGCACTTCTTTACGCTGCGCATAGGTACTTAATAATTCTTGCTCATGCTCAGGTAACATTTTCGATCTATTGGCCGTAATGTTTTTGGCTACAGCTTCCAGATCAGCCACGGTTTGCGCTTCTGATATCTGATGTAATAGATCATTTTTTACGCCATTGCTCTTAATCGGATCAGCTTTAGGTTCTTGCTTGGCATCTTTCTTTGCTAAATCAGTTTGGCGTTGCTGTTCAACACTATGTAAATATTGTCGATGCGTGTCTGTTAAACCCATTTCAGCTTCAATCGCACGGCTTAATACAGCCAATTCTTTTTCAGTTTTGGCATTATTTAATTCATGAATGTATTTTTTACGAAGTTCAGGCGAGCGTGATGTATCCACCACATTAACTTCTTCTTGCTCGACAACTGGATCAGGGTCAAGCGGTGCATGATCAGTCTTTTTTACTGTTTCTTCCTGTGCATTTTTTTCATTTTTAGACTTCCAGAGCTTAATTAATTCGTTGCGCTCTTTATCATCCATGACTTCGTAAATCTTGCTTTCGAGTTCGGCCATTTCAACCACTGTTTTAGCTTTTAAAATGTCGCGTTTGAGTTCAGCAAAATTCGAGGCATTCACAACTATCATTTCAGGCGTTACATCAATGATGCGCTCTTGTTCTTCCTCAGATGAACGAAGACCCATGAGCAGTTCAGGTGCATACACACGACCAAAGAATGAAGCAGCACGATAACGCAGCATCTGCTCAGGCATAGTTTGCCATTTGCTGCCGTTTTTTCCGTACCAACCTTCTTTTACGGCCATTTCCATTGTGATTTTAGAAGACTCAATACGCTCACCAGTTTCACGCTCAACGGCAAATGCTACGCAAGACATATCACGAATGGTGATTTTTTTAACCACATTTCTTTTACTGCGGTTTTCCCAAACCACTTCGGTAAATTCCACCTCTTTTTCGCCTAAATCTTCTAATTCAAAGCGTAGTGCAGAGAAGCGACCACAGCTATTAATTGCTGCCATGATGAATTGAGATGACCAAGACGGACGACCTTCAATTAAGTAAAGGTTTTGCATCACCATTAATGGATCAGCATTCAAGCGTGAAGCCATATTCAGCGCAATCACACAGTTAGCAAGACCATTCGGATTTAGATCTTCACGATAAGTCATATTGCCGTATTGATCTTTTCCAGTTTTAACTTTGATGGTCTGGCGGTATTGTTCGGGCACCAAAGTTGAACTTGACAGCATTTTTGCAATGCGCTGAGAAAGCTCAAAAGCTTCAAGATTAAGTAAACCAATTGATTGTTGAGGCTGGATGTTAGCAACTGTATTCATATTAAAATTCCTATTAATTAAATTCGTTTTCGATGGCTTGTTTAAGCATGTATTGTGGTAAAGAAATGTCTTCAAGCTCGGTTGAGTAGCCATTCCATTCATTGATTAGTAGCGACTCAGCGAGCAGCTCTTTTGCTTTGTTGTAGCGTTGTTCACCAATGCTTAAAAACAGGCTGGATGCTCGGTAATTCTTGACGTTAAAAGGGGCAGAGCTTTCAGCAACCAGAAAAATAAATTCTGGCTTATCTTCGGTTTTGTAGTGCTGCTGAAAACCTTCTCGATACATAGCTGCTGATATGTCATAACCAAAATCAGAACACGAACGCATGAATTTAAATTGACGCGCATCTGTTGTTGTTTTCACATCAAATAGCAGTCCGTTAGGAAATTCATCACAAGGCACAATGTGATAATCAGGACGCACTCGTAGGTTTAGGCCATAGACAGGATCAGTAAAGAAGATGCTTGCCTCAGCCATGCCAAAATTATCTTGCATCAACTGGTATGAGCTTAGTTTGCGTAAGTTGTTGGCTATACGCTTTGCGCCATTCATTAATTCATCAGTAATAATGATTTTTGAGCCATGTTCAGCATTAAATTGATTCCACCATTCAATCTTTTCGACTGTTTCTTGAGATGGTTTTTTTGCATTCAGCATAGTTTCTGTTGGCTTACGTGGTGCATCCTCAGGTAAAACCACAAATTCACTTTCAAACTGCTCAGGCTCTAAAAACAACGTATGTGCCAGTGTTCCGAAATCGAGATGCTTTTTCGTTTCACGCTCGTTTTCCTTCAATATATTGTTTGAATAGAAATGAGCACTTGAACGTAAAATGTCTTTTAACTGACTTGAGCTAAATTCAGGACAAGCGTGATATTCGTCATTGCTCATGTGCTCAATCAGTGATGTGGTCGGGAGTTGGATAACGCTATTCATGATGGTTCACCTACTGGCAAACCAAGTGCCGTATTTAACTTGGCCACCTGAACAGCAGGAAGAATCGCAATAGCAGGCTTTTCTTCAAATTTTTCCAGCAATGATTTTGATTCAGGCCAAACTTCCCATAGTTTTTTAAATGTTTGTACAGACTCAAGAATAGGTGTGATTTCCTTAGACATTGATTCACGTTGATTTTCCAAGTCATCGCACAATTCGACAGCTTTCTGGTAATCAATAGCGACTTGCTCATCACCAGCATAAAGTTTTGCTTTATTACCGTGTCGTTCACCATGAGAAACACCTGTTAAGCGCCGCTCAGACAGATATACAGTGTGTGATCGACCAGCAATAGCAATGTAAAAGTAGCGGTTACTCGGTAAAAAACCTTTTGGCAGACTTTCCATTGCTATTAATGATGGCCCAAAAATATCTTGATAAACTTTTTCACCTGCAACAGTTTTTGCCTGATTGGCTAATTTCTGTTTTTCATCAAATGCATGCGAAAGAATTGTTTGTAGCATTGCTTCACGTAAAGATTTGGTTAAACGACTCATGTTCAGTTACTCCAAAAGGCTGCAAAAATTGCGCTTAAAAAAACCCAAACCACCAAACCAAAACCCAAGAATAAAAACATCTTGAGCGTATCGATTGCGTTTACCAGAAAGATTTCACGGCGCGACATTTCGTAGTCACTTGGCTTAGGTTCTGTGCTGCATGGGCGAGTCGTTTGACTCTGTATTGTTTTTTGTTTCATAATCCATTTGCTCCTAATCGAGTAGAAAAGTCCCGTCGGTCGAATGTCAGGGACTTTTTTTATTGGGTGTGAGGTATCATTACAAAAATGTATTTTTATTGCAATACATAAATGTAATATTTTTTATAATAAAATACATATTTGTGTTTTAGGGCGCAAAAAACCCATCACAAGGATGGGTTGGAGAAGTCTATTAGGATGTGCACATGACTAGAGGTATAGATGATTGTTTATTTTTCCCAAAAAGTATATTTATTATGTTTATGATACTTATACATATATTTAGAAAATATGTAGGCAAGGTAGGTCAACCCAATCTGTAGAACACCACAAAACACCAATGCGAACCAAGAGTTTTTATAAAAATGTATAGTCATTACAAAAGGGACTGGAACAAGTAACAATAAAAGCAATAATAAAGCTAGAACATCTTTAACAATATCCGATTTAGTAGCTAACCACCCCAAAGCTAAAAATATAATTAATCCAAAAATATTACTTATTTCATAATTCAACCAATTAGATAGCATTTCATTCACCATTTCTTAGAAGGACTATATTGTTTTTATTTTTTAGATGAATCCATACAGGTTTTACACCATTTTGTTAACCCATCTGGTTGTTTACTATTTTTATAAAAACTGGTTTTAAAACGATTTTTCTTACAGCTAGGACAATATTTTTTATTACTTTGAGGGGCTACTCTGGGCGCACTTAGGCATTCTACACACCATTTAGTTAATCCATCTTCATGTTTGCTTGATGATCTAAAAGAATCAAATGGGAGCAGGCGCTCACAGTTGGGGCAATTTTTTTTAGTATTGATTGGATTAGTAATTATGTTTTGTTGAACGGCTTCTGTTTGAAGGTTTTTTATAGGTTGTTCGGATTGTATCGTTTTTAAGATGTCTTTCTCGGCACTCAAATCCTGTTTTGCGTAGGAAGTTATAACGCTATCAATGGTTTGAGTTCTTTGTATATGTATTTCACCATCATTTGTTTGAATGACTTTTTTATGAGTTATCACAGTCCTGTCTTTTTTCTCAGTTTTATTTTGATTTAAGAAATATAATCCCAAACCAACCAGACCAACAAATATCCAGAATATCATATACACTTCCAACAAAAATATAGCTATTTATTAATCCAAAACCCTAAGATGCATTCTTTTTACCATTGGGCATATTTATGTGGGTGAATTGCTCTATCATTTGATCAACTGTTTGCAAAGCATTGTTTATGACAATATCAATAGCAAGCAACTCCGCATCTGATAACTTCTTTTCTTTTTTCAATTCATCTATTTTTTTGCTTATCTCTATAAATCTTGGATATCTATTTTTTTCTGGATACTCACTCTCTAAGACATAATCGCCCTTAGAAAAAACAATTCCTTCTAAGTACATATCTGGAATATCAGTTTGAGATTCTAGTTTTCTAGCTTTTCTCTCACCAATAACTCTTTTTTTGGAAATAATATTCGTTATTTCACCCTGATTAAGACCAAATTTGTCAATAAATTCCTGTTTAGTCCTGTAGTGATCTTTCACCCAAGAGTCAAGTCTTTCAGCACGAGCATCAGAGGCTGCTTTGTTAGGGTCGATTTCTTTATTCATAGTCTAATTCTATCAGTGCATTACAAAAATGTATAAACACAAAAATGTATTTACTATTGCTAATAAAAATACAAAAATGTAATATTTAAAAAATTGATTAATTGGAACTTAAAATGAGCAATAAATTTGTAGCTTACTTTAGAGGGTTAAATCCCAAAGAAAAGAAAGACTTAGCTTTGAATTGCAAAACAACAGTTGAATATCTATCAAAACAGGCTGCTCTGATGAATAAAGGGCGGGCTAACAGTCTTTTTAAGCCCGCAACATGTGCGGCGATTGAGGTATTTTCTAAGGGAAAAATAACACGTAAAGACCTCAGGCCTAATGATTGGCACGAAATTTGGCTTGAACTAGCTATATCTTGAGGTGCTTCCATGGAAAAACTCACGGCGAGCATCACGCATAAATGTACAGATGAAGAAAAGATCAAGTTAGAGCGTATAGCTAAGTCACGAAAAATGACGCTTTCAGAATTAATGAGAGATGCTGGCATGAAGATCATTCACGAAGTAGAGGAGATGCTTAAAAGTCTACAGGCTGAGTTTGATCTGACCACAGATACCGCAGATACAAGAAATACAAGTGATTTTGAGTTATTGCCGTCACCCCGTTTGACTCGTGATATCACCCCAAAACACATAGGCACAAAAAAAGCCCAACTGTGCGACCAGTTGAGCCTTATTGCCGTTCACTCAGAAAAGTAAACAGAGGTGCGAAACCAATGTCGAACTTAGCACAAAATGTGAGGGCTGTGAATAGATGAATACAGCACAAGTCATACCTTTCAAAAAGCCATCACAGCCACAACAGAAGGCTGGGACCATGTATAGCGATAAGTTTGAAAATGGCTATGTAATGTCTAGCCGTTTATATCGTAAAGAAGTCTGGCCGTTCTTAAGTGATGCGGCTAGAAATGTCTATGCGGAGTTAGAAAACCGTATCAATGGACACAACAAAGAATCAGATTTTGTTAGCTACACTCAATTGCAGGGTGGAGAACTTGAGGGATCAAGAAAAATGGGGCGTACTACCGTCTCAAATGCACTTCAAGAGCTTATTAAATTAGGTGTGATTTCTGTTCTAGCAGACGGCAAGCAAGGTACGAAATCTTACAAATTAAATGATATTTCATTAATAGATCGGTTCACTAATAAGACTAGTCCTGTTACGAGACCAGTCTCACAGCAAGACCAAGATCAGTTCACTAACAAGACCGAAACTAGTCCTGTAACTGGACTCACAATAGATAATAAGAATTTATTAGAAAATAAAAAAAAGAAATTGCCTGTTGATAACTCAGGAACAGATATTTTTTCCAGCTCAGTCGAATACCACCGAGCAGACAAAAATCTCTACAGCCTGATCGAGCTATCGAAAACATACAAAGTTCAATCTGATTTCACTGCACAAGCGAAAAATGAAAATCCAGATTTGAGCGATGAACAAATTTTGAAAGAGCTAAAAAATTTCGCGCAGTGGTCAGTCGCTCAGGAAAAACGCACAGCACAGAACTGGATGAACAACTGGATTTATCGTCTTGAGAAACTCAAATCAGGCAAGAGCAAATCAAAAACTACGACGCATCCAAAAACCAAAAAACTCAGCGACAGTCAGATTGATTACTTCGCATCAAAGCTTTGCAATCACAGCGATTTTGCATCGATGTACGCAAACATCGGTGAGTCTCAAAAATCATTTGAATCACGCATCGCTGCAAAACTTCGCAATCCAAAGCATTTGAAAGAATTTGCATCGTATCTGCATGACGTTGGGTTCGTGGGTAACCTGGAGGATTTCGCATGATGCAACCGCCTAAACACACAACACACATCGAGAATGACGGCACGTTTTGGAGCAACTGGAAAGGCGCATGGTTCTTCTGGCAAAAGAAATTCGGCTGGTGTCGATACGTTGGACCAGTAAACCAGATGTTTTTGGGAAACAAACGCGAAATAGGGGTTAATTCATGAGATGGAGCGAAAGTATTCTCGAAGCGCATTTAAATGCCCACAGAAACAAGGCTAGTTTAGCGCAGGAGCGACTTAAAGAACAAAATGATGCAAAGGTACGTGAGCAAGTTAAAACGCGCTTAAAACTCAAATCAAAGCAAAATACAAATATTGTGGAAAATCTAATTTTAGACGTAGAACTTTGGACGATTCCACCGAGTGTAAATAATTATTGGAGTGTGACACGTGGAAAAAAATGGCATTTAAGCCAAAAAGCACAGGATTTTCATAATTACGTGCGTTCAATCGTGCCTGTTTTATCAACAGATATGCGATTAAAAATGGATGTCACTTTTCATTTCCCAGATAACAAAATCAGAGACATAGATAACTATTTGAAAGCCACAATTGACAGCTTGGTGAAGTGCCAGTTCTGTCTGGATGATGAACAGTTTGACGTGCTGATTGTAAGACGTGGTGAGTATGTCAAAGGCGGTTTAATCCAACTAAAAGTTTGGGAGATTTAATTCATGGCGGGATCAATTCTACGTTCACGTGCGGCTTTATCGCAGACAGAGTTTTTTGATAGTTCTGGTGTTTATTGCAATGAACCTCGCGCGCGCGCGCGTTTTGTTTCAGCACGTCAGAAAGCCAAGAAATTTATTGTTCAAAGACGCGGCTATAAACCGCCAGACTTTGCCCGCATGATTTTAGACTTGCGTAATCTCGGCTGGTCACATGAAAAGATCGCTTATGTGCTAGATGCGTCATCGTCAGCGGTGTCGAGTTGGGCGACAGGATCACGTCCGTTTTACGATCACGGCGATGCATTCATTGAGCTTTGGCGCGAACAAACAGGCATTGAAAGATTCCCGCGTGAGGGCGAATGGCCAACTTATCGCTACAAGATCGGGCAGCAGGATTTTTTAGATGAGTTGGATGGTGTTATTCAGCAACTGGATGGAGAGATTGAACAATGAACGCGCATAAATTTGTAGCAGATTTTGGGATTGAGAAAGCGAAAGCGATTTTAGATGGTGCGCCAGAGTGGGCTAATTTTTGGATAAGTAGAGATCAATATCATTGCTCTGTTATGAGCTTTCCAAATATGACGGGGCATTACTCAGTTCATCTTTTAGAAATCAAACAAGCCATTGCTGATTTTGAGTTGGTTGATGGGGTTGGTGGGTTGTCCTATGCGAAAAGAGTGGTTAAGCAATCTCCATTTCAGCGAGATAAACATATTGTTGATTGGAAAAAAGCCATCCAACGCATCGAACAGGGGCTTAAAGATGAGTAAGAAAAAACAAAAGTTTACTGATGCTGAATACATGCAATCACTTTTACCATGCCCTGAATGTGGAAGTGACTACTGTCACGAAGATGGTAACAACGAGCAATCCGCCGTGTCTTGTGGTGATTGTGGTTTTGAGATTGTGACAAATAGTGTTGCTAAGTCAAAGAATAAATGGAACAGCATTAAAAGGAATTAAGAAATGAATAGTCGTGAAGCGTTTGAGAGAGTATTCAGTAATTCATGTGTTGATCTCAGTAAAGATGAAACAGGTGAATATTCATCTCAACCAACAAGAATGTGCTACTCGTTTTTTGTTGTTGGGTGGCAAGAACAGCAAAAGCGGATTGATGAACTAACAGTTGGTTGTGGTTTGCAGCGAGACCATATCAAAGGATTAGAAGCGGAACTCAAAAAGGCTTGGACTACCGTGGATCAAGAAGGCCACAAAAAACATGGATTGGTAATGTTGCTTAAGTTTATCAAAGAGCATTTTGAAATGAATGATCTTGACAAAGCAATGCCGCGTGTGTACGAGGAGTTAGAACAAGCACTCAAAGGGGGTGAGGTATGAGCGAATACATGCAGATGACACTTGAGCAGCTTCAACAAGAACATTCCGAGTTGCTTCTATTTAATGAGCACTTAGATCGAGAGCGAAAAGACTTTATGGTAAAAGCTCAGAAATATCAAAATAAGTGCTGGCAGATTCAAACACTTCTAATAAATCCAGTTGACAAAGACATGACATTGAAAGCAATTAAGACGGTGATTGAAAGGGTTGGTGAATAATGAAAATTAATCAATTAATGAAATTACCTATTTGTCGAATCCATAAAGTACAAATGGTTTACAGAAAAACAGATGGAGAGGGTGAAATTTGGGGTGGTGTTTGGTATGACTGCCCTAAATGCTTTAGCTCGGTTGTAATTAGGGTTGAGGGGTAAAGCATGACCACATTCAAAGAGGAGTAATTTAATACACAGCAAACCTGAACATAGTGCAACCAACACTAGCCCTATTCACAACAAATGGGGCTTTTTTATGGCTACTACTCCAAAACGAACAGTCAAAACACCCGGTGCTACTACACCAGAATCCACAGTAGAAGATGATCAAACACAAGACCAAGCTACTGTTGAGCAACCAGCAGACACAACCACACAAGACCAAACGGCGACTGATTCTACAGAGTCTGAACCTACAGTCGATCATGCTGCCCGTGTAGCTGAATTAGAGCAACTAATAGCCGACACAGAAGCCAAGAATAAAGCGCTTGAAGGTCAGTTACGCCGTGCGGGTACCACTAAAGCAGATGCAGTGCCTACAAATGGCAAGCCGTATCTAAGCGATAAAGGCTGGACGCGAGGGGCTTAATTATGTGCGGTGGCAAAGTCGTTCGACAAGATCCAGAAGCAGATGCAGCGGCAGCAGCTCAAAAGGCTGTGACTGAAACTAATGCAAAAAAAGCACAGCGTCGTACATCTAATCAATCCAGTGCATTGGGTTCGGCATTGGGTGCTGATAACGCAGCAGTGACAACAAAAACTAAACTAGGCGGTGGCTAATGAATAAAGACGCTCATAAGTTCTGCCGTCGCTTGGGTCAATTGAGGCTTGAGCGCTCTATTTACGAGTCGCATTGGTCTGAATGTTACAAGTTCGGTGCGCCTGAGCGTCAGCAAAATTTTAGCTCAACAAGTGATAACAAGGGTCAGCGCGATAATGAACGTGCTGATTTATATGAATCTACAGCAGCTGATTCTATTCAAGTGCTTGCATCAATGATTATGAGCGGTGTAACGCCAGCAAATGCAATTTGGTTTAAAGCACAGCCTGACGGGATCGATGATCTATCAGAGCTAACTGAAGGTGAACGCTGGCTTGAAGATGTGTGCCAATTTATTTGGCGCAATATCCATGCTGCTAATTTTGATAGTGAAAGCTATGAAACAGTGACAGATATTGTTACAGCAGGATGGGGAATTCTCTACACAGACATTGATCGAAAAGCGGGCGGTGGCTATGTGTTTGAATCATGGTATCCGGGTAATTGCTTCATAGCTTCAACTCGTGCAGATGGTCAGATTGATACAATTTATCGTGAACACGAGATGACAGCCGAGGCCATGATTAATGAATATGGTGAAGAAAACTGTCACTTTCAAGTTGTGCAAATGGCAAGAAGCGCACCAGACACGCGCTATAAAATTCTGCATGTGATTGAACCGCGTAAGCAAATTGGTGCTGGTCAGTTAAATACAGCCATGCCTTTTGGCTCGTACCACATTGACACGGCGAACAGTCAGATCATGAAGGAATCAGGTTTTCATGAGTTTCCATGTGCTGTACCACGTTTACGCCGTTTGCCTAATTCCGTGTATGGAAATGGGCAGATGTCAGTCGCTTTGCCAGATGCCAAAACAGCTAATGAACTGATGAAAAACACTGTTCGCGCCGCAGATTTACAGATCGGCGGGATGTGGATTGCACAAGATGACGGCGTATTGAATCCGCATACGGTGCGCATAGGTCCACGTAAAGTGATCATTGCAAACAGTGTCGATTCGATGAAGCGTCTCGATGATGGTACCAGCTTTCAAATATCTGAATTTCTGCTTACCAACTTACAGGGCAGTATCCGTAAAAAGCTCATGGCGGATCAATTGCCCCCAATCGGCACACAGCAGATGACAGCAACCGAGATTCACACCCGTGTTGAACTCATTCGTCAAATGCTTGGGCCTATGTATGGTCGCTTACAAGTTGAATATCTCATTTCTATTTTAGATCGTTGTTTTGGTCTGGCATTGCGTGCTGGTGCTTTGGGTCAACCACCACAAGAGCTTTGGGGCCGTAACCTTTCATTCAAGTTTGTATCACCGTTTGCTCTAGCTCAAAGAATGGCTGAAGTGATTGCGACTGAGCAATTCGTGGCGAGTGTCGGCCAGATGGCAGCAGTAGAGCCAACAATCTTGGACAACATTGATTTTGACGCCGTTGCCGTGATTACAGGCACAGGGCGAGGCGTACCGCAAACGATTATGCGTACATCGGATGAAGTGGCACAACTGCGTCAGGCACGTCAGAAAGCACAGGAAGAAAAGGAAGCACAACAGCAGCAAGCCGCAATCATGGAAAAAGGTGCGGATGCACTGGCTAAAAACATGGGCGGCACATTAGGTACAGAGGTGATGCAGTGATTAATTTAGATATTCTTAATGTGGTGTTACTTCTCATACTGGCATTGGTTTTATTTATTTGGAAAAAGAGAAACCTAAAAGAATTAGCTCAATGGAAAGAAAAATATTGGGATGAAGCACGCTTGCATTTAGATACAAAAACCGATCTAGAAGGTAAGTGGCACACCGCATTGGAAGATATTTCAAAACTGGAAGCGAAAAGATTTGAACAATGGGAACGTGCAGAAGTTTTGGAGCAAAAAGTTATTGATCTAAATCAGGAACTTTCTGAACGTCCACTACCCAAAGCTGATCAAGAACAACCTGAAGAACAAGGCAATTTTGTACGCACCCGTAAAACAAAGCGGGCAACCCCTGAAACCTATCGAAATGTCTTTGATTTAGACCTGAACGGACAGCGTGTCTTAGAGCATCTGACGATGGTGTTCTGTAAAGACCCATTTGTAGCAGATGACAAAGGCGGCGAACGCCAGACCAGTTACAACCTTGGCGCACAAGGCGTTATCAACTTTATCGTAAACAACATTAATCAGGCAAACAGCCCGAACTATAAGGAACAAGACAATGACTGATCCAGTAAATGAACTAGCAGTACCAAATCAAGAACCAACACCATCAAGTGCTTTAACTCCACCACCAGTGGATGAGAACAATCCAGCACCACCAGCGGCCACTACTGGTGCACCAGAGTCTATTGATGGGTATGAAGTCAATGTGGATGGTTTTGACTATGACGAGTTTAAAGCTATTCCAGAAAATCAGGAATTTCTTGAGCGTGCGCGTGAAGCTGGCTTGGATAACAACAGTCTAAATTTTCTGATCGGTGAATATAACGATCTGCTTCCTAAGCTCATGACTCAAAATGCTGTTATGGATGCGGAAGCATGCGTAACGGCAATGAAGGACGTGTGGCAAGGTGATACAGATCAGAATTTCGGTTTTGCTCATGCAGCAGCAGTAAACGCAATCCAGAACGGTATTTTGACAGCCGAAGAAGTCAATAGCCCTGAATTCGGAAACAATCCACTTGTTTTGAAGATGGCCGCGTTTTTTGGCAAGCAACTTCAAGAAGATCGACCGCTCTCTAATACACAACAAAGTGGTAGCGAAAACATTCAATCATTAATGCGTTCAGAAGCCTACAACAATGATCAGCATCCAGACCATGCACGTGTCTATGCAGAAGTCGTTAAGTGGCACGAGAAGCAATATAAATAATTGGAGCAGTTAGCTATGCCTATAGTTAATGAAAATAAAATCACGGCGGCGTTTGTAATTCAGTACCATGAATCTTACGAAGTCGCAGCGATGCAGAACGAATCGCGACTGCTTAAAACAGTCGTGAATCGTGGAAAAATACAAGGTGAATCGTTCACCATTAACGACATGGGGCAAGTTGAAATGGCTGCTTCTGGTGCTCGTTTTGGTGCGACTAACTTAACCATCCCTGATGCGGGTGTACGTACAGTCTTAATGTCAGATTGGGATTTATTTATTCCAATTGAGCCACGCGATTTGCCGAAATTAAAGGCGCAGCCGCAAGACAAGTACATGAAAAACTTGTTAAGTGCTCGCAACCGTAAAACCGATGACATTATTTACAGTGCTTTAATCGGCAGCATTACACGTAAATCTGTAAGTGATGCAGGTGCAGTATCTAACACGCCAACTGCTTTACCAGCAGGCCAGATTGTACTTTCAGCTTTTGGCACATTGAAAGAAAAAATCATTAAAGCAAAATCACTATTCCGTAAAAACGAATGTGATGAGCAAAACGGCGAACGCCTTTATATGCTCTATACGGCTGACATGATGGAAGAGTTTTTAAATGATACGACATTGACCAATGCCGATTATATGAAAATTCAAATGCTGCAAGACGGTCAAGTCGGTACTAAATGGCTTGGTGTTGAGTGGATTCCATACGAAAAAGTCGGCAATGGTGCAGCAGGTGCAACAGAAGCTCGTACAGTGATGTATGCAGGTTCAGCGGTGCATTTTGGTGATGCTGATATCACTAGCTTTGATATTTCGACTCGTCCAGACTTGAAAAATATCAAACAAGTTGGCGGTGTTCATTCGTTTGGTGCAGGTCGTGCAAACGAGCTTAAAGTCGTTGCGATTGATTATGTACGTCCAACTTAACACACAATAAACCCCATCTAAAACCCGCTCAATATGATCAAAATTGAGCGGGTTTTTTCTTATGACAACTACAAACGTCAGCATTTGCAATGATGCACTAGGTATGATCGGTGCAAAATCAATTATTTCACTTGATGAAAATACGGAAAACGCACGTCGATGTGCATCACTTTATGACATTACACGTAAGGCTTTGTTACGACTTCACCCGTGGAGCTTTGCGAAAAAACGTGTCCAATTAGCACCCATTTCAACACATCCATCTTTTGGTTATGCCCATGCATTCCCATTACCAAATGATTTTATGCGCGTCTATGACGCTGGTGAAATCAATTATGAGATTGAAGGGCGGCATATTTTGGCAGATACCAACCTCATCAACCTTGTTTACGTTTATGACAACGATAACGAGCAGACATGGGACTCATTATTTATTGAGTGTATGACACTGTATTTGGTGAGAAAGCTTGCAAAACCCATTACAGGCAGTCAGGCAGAAGCGGATAGTGCTTGGGCACAACTACAAAGCATGTTAAAGCAGGCGCGAGCGATCAACGGGCAGGAACGCCCAGCACAAGACTTTGCTGCGAACTATTATCCTAATTTGATGGGGGTGCGCTATTAATGAAACAGTATGTCATTAAGAATAATTTTAGTGCTGGTGAGCTTGCACCTACGCTTTATACACGTACAGATATTCAACAGTACAGTAATGGGGCAAAAACATTAAAAAATGTAATTCCACTAGTTGAAGGTGGTATCAGAAAAAGACCAGGAACATTTTTTCTTGATCTTATGGCAAATGCGGTGAGACTAATTCCTTTTGTTGTGAGTTCAGACAAGGCTTATCTTTTAATTCTTAAACCATTACAAATCATTATTTATAACCCGCGTACCAAGACCACAGTAACTACGGTATCAACACCATACACAGCAGCTCAAATCCCACAGATACAGTTTGTTCAGTACCGTTATGAGATGTTCTTTACTCATAATGATGTGCCTGTTCAGCGCTTTAGATGTTCGACAGATTTTACCAATTGGGAGTTTTCCCAGTTTGTTTATACTAATGCGCCTACTGACTCAGAAAATGCTAGAAGTCCATTTCGTAAAGGTAAGCCATCAGGAAAAGATATTGGAGCTTTTGTTTCGTTTAGTCTTGACGGTATTAGTAGTTGGCTGTCCACAACAACTTATCTAATCGGTGATGTGATTGCCTATGGTGGCGGACTCTATCAAGCGACTAAAGATGGAGATGGTCATCAGCCTGATATTTCTCCAACGTATTGGGTTTTAGTATCAAGTGATTCAAGCGGCTTTACTGCCAGTGATGTTGGTAGTTATATCGATGTTAATAGTGGGATTATTCGAATTACTGAATTTGTTAATTCAAATCAAGTTAATGGCGAGATTCTTGTAAATCTTGAGTCTGACGTAAAGGCTATAGAGCGCTCATGGACCATATTGCCGCCAGCATTTAACAGCACTGATGGTTATCCACGGTGCTGTACATACTTTAAGCAGCGTTTAGTCCTTGCCAACACAAAAAAAGCCCCTAACAAGATATGGTTTAGCGCCGTTGGCGGTAATGGCAATTTCTTGGAAACCACAGAGGATGGGGACGCATTCAGTGTTGTATCGGCATCTGGTTTGGCCAATAGTATTTTATTCCTTGAAGCACAGCGCGGTGTAGTTTGCCTCACATCTGGCGGTGAGTATATGGTTTCGTCAGATGGTGCATTAACGCCAACTACCGTAAACATTAATGAACATACAGCGTTTGGTTCTTATCCGCTTACTCGTCCATGTCGAGTGGGGAATGAGATTCTATTCATTCAACGTGGCGGTGAGCGCTTACGTGCTCTCTCATATCGCTATGAAGTGGATGGTTTGGTATCGCCTGAAATTAGCGCATTATCTTCTCATATTGGTGAATTGCACGGCGGAATCAATGAAATTTGTTATCAACAGGAACCAGAGAGCATTGTCTGGTGCGTTCTTGGGGATGGGAAAGTCGCTTCAATTACATTCAATCGTGACCAAGAGGTAATTGCTTGGGCGCAACAAGATTTTGGCGGCACGGTTCTAAGCATGTGTTCTGTGCCTACAGCACTGGGTGATGACTTGTGTTTTATGTTGATCAACCGAAACGGTACTGTGAACTTAGAGCAGCTATCGTTTAATGCTTATTTAGATTCACAGCGCGATGCTACGGTGTCAGTAGCCAATAAAATAAGCAAGTTTGGCTTTTCTTATCTGAACGAAATTGATATCTATCAGACTTCTGGTGACTCAATTTACACCATAGATTTTGAAGAAAATACCAATGAATTGATTTTTCAGGATATGGCAGGTCAGGTCGTTAAGGTGGGTCAGGTTATCAAAAGTACCGCAGAGTTATTTCCACCTGAACTCAGTCAAACGCCGTTATCTACCATGCTTTACAAAGCTAAGATTGATCGTACAGCATTCTTTTTCAATAAAACGCTTGGCGCTGAGTTTAATAAAGAACTGATTGAAACATTTACGTTTGATCAAACACCAATGGATGCTCAAATCCCCATGACTGGATATCACTTGATTGAGGGCGGCTCTTGGTCTGATCTGCATGAAGCGCCGATTGTCATTTCGCACAACAAACCGCTGCCGTTTCACTTGCAAGCTATCACCATGCAAATGTCAATTAATGAGAAATAGCAATGAGAATCCGCTGTGCAACACATGATGATGTTCATCTATTGGTCAAAATGGGTGCTGCATTCATTCATGAATCGCCAACATTTAGTGAGCGCGGCTATATTCCTGAAAAAGCAGCAGCACATTTTAAGTGGCTAATTGATGGCAATGGCGTGATATTTCTGGCTATTGATGACGGTAAAATTGTGGGTGGTTTTGCAGGTGGCATTGTTACCGATTGGCAATCAGATCATAAACTGGCTTTTGATTATGTCATGTATGTTTTACCAAAATATCGTAGTAGTGGAGTTGCCAAGCTTCTAGCTGAAACTTTTGTTATTTGGGCAAAAGAAATGGGGGCGAACCGCATTAATTGTGGCACAGCGACAATGATAAATTCCAAACACTGCATCGATCTCTATCAATCATTGGGCTTTAATTTGGTTGGTGCTTTTCTGGAAATGGAGGTTTGAATCATGGCAGCAGTTCCAGCGGCTTATGCAGCATGGGCGGCAGTAGCAGCCACAGCGGTTTCAGCCTATGCAACATACGAAAGCAATGAAACCAAAAGTGATCAAGCACAGGCTGATGCAGATGCAGCAGCAGCACAAGGACGACTAGAAGCTGAACGCATTCGTAAACAAAAAGAGAGAGTTCAATCCGCAGCACGTGCAGCAGCAGCAGAGAATGGAATCGCAGTCAATGAGGGTACAGCAGTCACGATTAATGACCAGATTGAACGTGATGGTCAATATGACGCTGCTATGTCTGAAATAACAGGGTTTAATTCATCACAGCGATTACAGGCTGAATCCAGTATTTACAAAAATAATGCGAATACTGCTTTAGCTACTGGTGCTGCAAATGCTGTTTCTAAAGGTGGGTGGAAATAATGGCTAGAATCCCAATGGGCAATTTTGGTAATGCAATGCCACAGGTTGAGCGCATCCAGATGCCACAAGATCAAAGTGGTCAGATGATTGCTGGCGCATTGCAGAATGCTGGAAATACTATCAGTCAGATTGCACAGAAACGTGATGAAGAACAACGTCAGCAGGAAATAACCAATAAAAATATTGAGCTTTACCAGAACAAACTACAAACCCAAGAAGCACAATTAAAGCTAGACGAAAGCCTGACTACTGATTTTAGTGACAAAGTGGCTGATATTAAAAACCGCGTGGGTAATGGTGATATTAATGCCCAGCAGGCAGATGAAGAACTGAAAACATGGTCGGCTGATAAGTTTAGTCAACTCAAAACGGAATTACCTGGTCATTCACAGCAAGAATTGCAGCAGTATTGGGATTCAAATGTAAATCGTCAGCGTGGCTCATTTTTTCCATTGCAACTAAAAGCCACTGAGCAAAAAGGCGTAGTCCTAAGTGATCGTTACTTCGATGTGGCTACACGTATGGGGCGTGAAGATGGTAAAAACTACTTGCTGCAAAACTTGTCCACGTTACCACTTTCACAAGCGCAAAAAGAAAACTTGGCGCTTAAATACGAAAGTACCCGCGACATCATAGAGGTCAATAAAAGCATTACGGATGCCGTTGCAGCAAATGATATTTCAGCGCTTGAGCAAACAGCCACGGGGCTAAAAGATAAAAAATATCTGGATGGTACAACTGTTCAGAAATATCAGACTGAAATTACAAGCAAAATTGCAACATTGCAGCAAAAACAACAGGTCAATGAGAATAAACGGCTCAATGAAGCTGAAAAAGTGCTGAATGATTTTAAACAAAATGTACTCACTGGCCAGAATCTTGACTTAAGTTATCAAAACAATGTCGAAACAGCGGTGAAGGGTACAGCGCTTGAAGGTGAGTATGAGTTTTATAAAAAACAATCGTCTGACTTTATTCGATTTTCAAAGCTATCGACCAATCAGCAATTGGCCGAAATCAATCAGCGCAAGGTTAAACAGAAAGAATCATCGAGCGCGGATCCAGTAGCGGAAAATAAAATCTTAAGTACCTATCAAAGTATTTACGATGCCAAACTAAAAACCAATAGAGAAGATCCAACGCAGGCATTACGTGAAAAGGGCATTCAATTGCCAGAAGTCAATGCACTGGATATGAAAGTTAACCCCGCACAGTTTACGAAAAACCTTGTCACCATTGGCTCTTATCAGGTGGCTCAGCGTAATGTTGACTCGAATGCGACGATTAAGCCCATCCCGAATGAAGTACTTTCAGATGCAAAAAAATCATGGGAAGAAGCCACACCGAATCAAAAGATTGATTTGATCAGCAACTTAATCAGTCAAAGCCGTGGCATTAAAGGCGGGAATAGTATTTGGGGCGCTGCAATTGGTCAGTTAAGTAACGGCGATCAGGCTTATATTATGGCTGGCTTGGCAAGAATGAAAGGTTATCGATCTGATGCAGGGCTTGATGTCGCCACGGCGATTATTGCTGGAAAGCAGGCACTTAAAAACAAGCAAATGATTCAGCCTAAGGATGATCTGCTTAAGCAAAAATTTAATGAGTATGTCGGGCAATCCTCAACAGGTGTAACTGCTAATCTAAACTTTGAGGCCTATAAATCAATATATGCTTATCTAACTGAAAGGGATGCGCAGCAGCACAAGGACGCCGATGAATACAAAAAGGATATTGGTGATACAGCCTTGTCCTTGGCTACTGGTGGTGTTTACACTCAAGATGGAGATTTTAGGGACAGAAACAATAGAGATATAAATAACTGGAAAGTATCTAAACCATATGGAATGGCTGATTCAACTTTTGAGGCAAAAATCCGAGCGGGTTATAAAACCATCTCACAGCAAACAGGCATATCAGTCAATGAACTGCAAAACTATAGGCTTTCGCGCTCCGAGAAAAAAACAGCCCAAAATGAGCTTTTATATGATTTGATTAACGAACGCGGTCAACCGTTGGCAGCAAAAGGTCATGAATGGCGCATTCGCTTTCAAGGGGTCACTAAATGAGTAACTGGCTTTCTGAAATATCTGGTGATGAACAACAGCAAATAGACGCGCTCAACGAGCAGGGCATTACAGGTAAAGATACTCGACCTAAAGCAGAACCTAGTTTTTTTCAGGGCGCAATATCTGCCCCGTTCCGTGGTGCTGTATCAGGTGCGGTTAAAGCTTATGATACTGTTACTCAGCCAATTAACCGTGTAATTGACCATGTTCAATACAGTATTGAAGATGTTCAAAATGGTGGTTTAGATGGCCCATTAAATGTAAATGAGCAATCATTTACAGATTTTCATCAAGATAAAAATACAGAGCGCACCAATAAGCTAATCTACGAAGTGCAGCAGCTTGAGGATGCTCAAAATACGGGTACGGCAGGGAATTTTCTTTTTGGTGCTTCTGATTTCATTACTCGTGCAGGTATCGGTAGTTTATTTGGTGGTATTGGTGGTGCGGTTGCAACCGTAGGCACATCCACGGGCAATTATAAGTATCAGGAATTAACCCATGATGGTGTCGATTCTGATACAGCCATGCAGGTTGCTGGCTTAAATGCCTTTGGCGATGCTGTAGCAACTGCCTTGCCATTGTCCTACGGTTTTCGTGGTACAGGTGGATTGGTGGCTGATGCAGCTTTATCTATCGGCGGTGGCGTGGCAACGGGTACAGGTGTGCAAGCTGCGAGTGGTGCAATCTTAGATGCCAATGATTACGAGAAGCAAGCCAAAAAATATGAAGTTACCGCAGAAAGTGTAGCAACAGATGTTTTATTAAATAGCTTGATGTTTGGTGGTGCAAGATATTTAAGCAACAGGGGTGCAAAGCTGGATCAGGCGGTAGACACGGAATTAAACCAACTCAATGCAGATCAGATTGAAACACGTCAGGATGCAATTAATGATACTTTAGTTCGCAATGAATTGGAGTTTGAAGATACCACATTGCCAGTGCATACTAGTGATCCTGTTCAGGTGAATAATCACTATAAAAACTTGGATGCAGCCACCAATCAAGTGTTAAGCGGTCAGACTGTCAATGTTCCGACCACTGTTTCAGGTACACCAAAATCCAGAAGCATAGATTTTGCTAATAGTGCATTGCCCGCAAATGCAAAGCAGATTGCACTAAAAGCCCAACAAGAAGGCATTAGCCCTAGCGTAGCTCTTACCATTGCTCATATTGAAACTGGTGGCACATTTAGTCATACAGCCAAAAACCCAACATCATCAGCCTATGGCGTTTATCAGGTTGTAGATAAGACTTGGAAAAACTTGGGCGGGAAAGATAAAAACAATCTGGATGAACAAATCCGTATAGGCTTAAAGCACATTAAACAAGCTGATGCTTACATGCGTAAACATCTTGGACGCGAGCCTATAGACAGTGAGCAATATTTAGGGCACTTGCTCGGCCCAGCAGGGGCAACCAAAGTTTTAAAAGCCGATCCTAATACACCTTTAATTGATGTTGTACGCTCATACGATGCCAAAAACGCGGATGTTATTGTTAAAAACAACGGCATGTCAGGCATGACAGCAGGTGAAGCAATCAATAAATGGCGTGGCAAATGGAATCAACTCAGCGCACGTTATGGCAATGCCAGTTCAGCTTTTGGCATGGATGGGTCAAGTTATGATTTTTCTTATGAAGTAAAAGATTTGGGGGATTTAATTGCATCGAATGACCGCTTATATGGTGTAAATGTCGACTATCCAGCAGAGCTACAACCACGTGACCGCACCCGTGAAGCATCACGCCAGCAAATTGAGCAAATGGCAGATGATTTAAAGCCTGAACTATTAGGAAATTCCTATAAGTTGAGTGATGGCGCACCTATTATCGGTTTAGATAATGTAGTCGAATCTGGCAATGGTCGTACCTTAGCAATTGGCAAAGCATACGAAAATGGTCGTGCAGATGCATACCGTGAATATATTCAGAATTGGGCGAATGATCGGGGCATGGATATATCCGACCTGAAACAACCTGTATTGGTGCGTACACGGCTTTCAGATGTTGATCGGGTAGAGTTCGCAAGATTAGCCAATCAAAGCGATGTCGCGCAAATGAGCGCATCTGAGAGAGCGCGTACAGATGCAGATCGATTGCCAGATGCATCTATGATAAAAACCAACAACGATGGATCATTGAATATCGATAGCTCAATGGATTTTATTCGTGGCTTTGTAGATCAGTTGCCACAATCCGAACGTGGTGCGGTGATTACCAGCGATGGTCGATTATCACAAGACGGTAAACGCCGTATTGAATCTGCTATTGCACATCGTGCTTACAATGACCCTAACTTAATTGCCCGACTTTCTGAAAATCTGGATGACACATCCAAGAATGTATTAAATGCATTATTACGAAATGCGCCAAACATTGCACAGCTTAATGATCTTGTGAAGCAAGGTGGACGGCATAGTAATACTTTGGCTCAAGACTTGGCACAAGCTGCTCAAAAGCTATCAGACTTAAAGGCTAATGATTTACCAGTTCGTGATTACCTCAACCAAAACCAACTTTTAGATGATGGGTTAAGTGATGGAGCAAAACGATTTCTTGATGTCTTTGATCAGAACAGCAAGAGCGCAAAGGCGATTAGTCAATCCATTGCAGATGAAATTCAAGCCATTGAGAACATGGGCGACCCAAGACAGGGCAGTTTATTTGGCAACACACCAGAAGAACAAGCTGCGCTTGATGTGATTTATGCAAATCCTGATATGCCAATTTCACGTAGTCGTACTGGTGCAGATGGTCAGCCCGAAGAATACACCACTACGATGAGCGAATATTTGGCAGACTTGGAAGCGGAAGCGAAACAGGCTGATCTTGATACTTTGGCAGCACAAACAGCATTGAACTGTGCTTTACAATTTGGAAATTAAATTATGAAAGAACAATGCAAACAAGCCGTAGCCAAAGCACTTGGCAAGCAATCTCTATCAGCACAAGAAGCCACTAATATTGAATCACGTATCAATGAAACCATGCGTAATATTGCTCGGAAAGATGTACAACGATGGCGTAATCTTTCACAAAATGAAAAATTGTCAGAAGCATCAAAACAAGTTGCTATTGATATTCAGGAACAGCTTGCACGTAAACATAAAATTGCTGCTCAAGATATTCTTACTCAATCCAAAAACCTCGCTGCATTAGATCATCCTAAATTATCTGCCAGTGAGGTTGTGGATCGAATGGTTGCTAGTCATGGTGATATGTCTGGCATTCAATCGATTGATTCTAAAGCACGCGCCATAGCTGCAATTTATCGCGGTGATCTTGTCGATTTCTATACCAATGTGAAAGGTGCAGCGGGCATATTTACCGATGCAGAACTAGTTCAAAAAATTGCACGTGAACGCTTTGGCGATAATACTGGCGACCCATTAGCAAAAAAAATCAGTGACAAAATGGGCGAAGTCTTTGAAACCATGCGTGAACGCTTTAATCGCAACGGTGGCGATATTGGCAAGCTAGACAATTGGGGTATGCCACAAACACATGACTTAGCTAAAATCGCAAAAGCTGGCAAGGAAGCATGGGTAAACTTTACTTTAGCACGTCAAGATACAAAACAATTTGTGCATGAAAACGGTGATTATTATTCAGAAGCAGAAATGCGAAGTATGCTTGAATATGTCTATGATACGCTTTCTAGTGATGGAGCCAATAAAATAGAAGTCGGTCGTCAAGCAACTGGTGGCGGCACATCTAAAGTCACCAATCGAAATGCTGAAAGTCGCGTGTTACATTTTAAAGATGCTGATTCATGGCTTGAATATCAGAATCAATTTGGCGGCATGCAGTTTGTAGATTTGGTTGAAGCACACATTCATGGCTTATCTAAAGATATTGCCATGGTCGAAAATTTGGGAAGCAATCCTAAAACAGCCATGAAAATATTGATGGATGCAGCAGAAAATAAAGACTGGTCCAAAGGTGTTGATCATGACACCACTTCAAAATCACGTAAACGCGCTCAGGTCATGTTTGATGAGTTTAGCGGTGGTAATACACCACAATCACAGGTATTAGCTAATTTATGGTTAGCTTATCGCTCTATGAATGTCGCTTCTATGCTTGGTGGTACTACAATTGCTTCTATCGCGGATCAGGCAACCATTGCAAAAACAGCACATGTACACGGATTATCCTATCGTCAAACATTTGGCGAGTTGATCAGCCAGTTAAATCCAGCCAATAAAGCAGATCGAGAGCTTGCACATAGCCTAGGATTGGCTACAGAAGAAATGCTTGGCTCAATTGCGCGTTGGTCGGATGATGGTTTGACTTCAACACATGGTAAATCTGAGAAATTAGCACGTATATCAAGTGGCTTGGCTACTCAGGTCTTGCGTGTATCAGGTCTTAATGCGCTTACATCTGCTTCAAAAGTCGGCTTTACTAAAATGCTCATGAATAAATATGGCACATTGAGCCGCAGCAAAGCATGGGCTGATCTTGATGTAATGGATCGAGAATTACTACAAAATACTGGACTTGATGAACGTGCATGGCAAGTCTTTCAATTGGCCGATCCAGTGGTTGACCGCAAAGGTAATCAGTTAATGTCAGCACGTTCTATCTATGAGATTCCAGATGATAAGCTGCTAGCAACAATGGATAAGGATGTTAATCAGCTGGTAAGTGGTATTAATGACCAGATCAAAGAATTGAATGATAGAAATGCGTTAGATGATCAGCGTATTTTGAATCGTGAGCAAAAGCTAGATGATGTGAAGCGTAGCCTTTCACAACGCTTACTTGATTACGCAAATAGAAAGGATTCACAAGCACAAGCAGAAAAGCAGGCGTTGCAAGATCGAATGGATCTGCTTGATGCACAGAAAGAAGCTGCGGCAGCTCAGGCTGACATGAATGCTTATATTCGTACAATTGAAAATCAGGAAGATCTGAAAGGTTTTATTGATGGTATTACACAAGGCAAGACCATTGATAACCTAACAGACAAGGCAAAAAAACTAGGACGCACACTAGAGAGCCTAAACAATAGAGTGGAGCTAAAAGCCACTAAATTGAATGAAAGGATCAAAGGTTTTGAAAAAGAGATTCAAGGTAAGTTTTCAGACTTCAATGACCTTTTAGCTAAGCGTCAGAAGCTTTCTAAAGAAAAATTGGCAGCGTATGAAGATAAATTATCAGAGCGTTTGAATCGGTATGCAACGCGCCGCGATGTAAAAGCACAGCGTGAATTTGAAGCGCTAAACGAATTAAAAGAATTAGTGAGCTTGAAACAGCAACAGCTTGAGACTGATTTTGAAATCAAAAAAGCAGTTGAACAGACGAGAATTAAAGGTAAGACAGATAAAAAAATTGATTCGTCTGTCGCTCGGAACACTCGCAGGAACTATAAAAGCGGCGAGGATATAGGCCGTCGTTTGGGTAATGCTGAAAGAAGAATGGCAGAGATGCGTGCAAAAATGCGCGCAGTTGATAGCAGTGCAAATAAGTCTATTAATCAGAAGTTCAAGGATTTAGATAAACGCGTAAATGCCTTAGATGATGAGTTTGTTGAATATCAGGCGAAAGTGGCAGAACGTCAAGCTAAGCGTCAGTACGTTATGGATAAGCTTGCAAACAGTATTGATGGAGAGAAAAAAATATTAGCGCAAAAAATCCGTGATGAAATTGCCACTCAGTTCCAAGCGCATTTGCTAGATGAACAAGGCATGGCTGTAATTGAGGCGGGATTGCGTGAACGTACATGGATGCAAGTTGGAGCCAAAGGCACGGCTACAGGTGAAATATTCAAAGGTATTACCCAATTTAAGTCATTCGCATCGGCTTTCTTGATGCGTCAAGGCAGTCGTACATTTTCACGTGAAGGACTAAAGGGTAAGGCTGCTTATGGTGTTCCGCTATTTGTGACCATGACGCTGTTAGGTGGCTTAGTTGTTCAGCTACGTGAACTGTTAAATGGTAATGATCCTCAAACCATGTGGGATAGTGACGACCCTAAAAAGACAGGTTCATTCTTTTTGCGCTCTGTCGTCGCTGGTGGTGGTTTGCCTGTACTTGGTGATGTTTTAGCGGCGGGAGTAGATACATCTGGGCGTGATGCCAATTCATTTATAGCAGGGCCGTTGGGTAGCGACTTTACAACCTTATTAGGCTTAACCGTTGGCAACCTTACACAATACAATGAGGGGCGTGATACCAATTTCGGCAATGAAGCGTTTAGGTTTTTAAAAGGAAAAATACCCGCGCAAAATCTTTGGTACACCAAAGCGGCGATAAATCGATTAATTTTTGATAATATACAAGACACTATTGCTCCAGGTTATCGCGATAAAGCTTTGCGTAAAGCGGAGAAACAGCAAGATCGTTCGCGTTGGCTTGGTGATTTTGAATGGGGTTCGGGTTTTGATGAGGCACGAGCGCCAGATTTTGAAAGGATTGTAGAATGATAGGTTGGAAGTATAAGGGGCGTAAATTTTATTTTGATTATCTCAAGGCATTAGGGATTCTTGGACTGTTTATTGTAGCGCCATCTATTTTCTTTTGGTCTGAAAATATAAATATACGGTGGTTTTCAATTCCAAGCTTAATTGCATGTGCTGTAATTTTATGGATTATTTATAAATCATGTGTTGATTCTTATGAGCCATATTACTATGACAAAAATGGAAACCGCATAGAAGGGGAAGAGCCAGCAGATTTAAAGGCTAAACGATTAAGCAAGATTAAAAACAAGTAAACCGCCCAACAAACCCCCACACCACCCCTTGTTATATACACCAATATAACGGGGGTTTTCTATGCGTGATGATCAAGTTGAAAAAATGGAAAAATTGGCTGAAGAGGTTGCCGATGATTTTATCATTACAACTTGTGCAGCCATTAACACCACAATCGCAGATAAACAAGGTCGTGGTGATAAGGGTTTTTTGTACAAAATATCTAAAGATACCGCGGGCGTATTGGCAACGATTGAGCGTGTTTTAGCATTTAAAAAAGGCAAGATTGATCCGATCAGTGCTACACCAGAAACACAGGAAAAATACGAACAAAAGCTAATTAAAGAAGCGGAAGAAAAAGCCAAGGCCTTAAAAACAAGACATTGCTAATGACTCAGCCAAAGATTAGTTTTCTAGCATTTTTTTTGCTATGGGCAGAATTGCAAAACTGGAAAGTTCCACAATTTCACGTGTCTGTTTGCGAGTTCCTGCAAGAATTTTATCTTGTTGTTGGTGCGATTGCATTATTAATGTTACCTCGTGGGCATTCAAAATCCACCATTTTAGATATTTTTAATGCATGGGTTATTTATTGCTGGCCTGAAACACAAATATTGCATCAAGGTACAACCGATTCGGATGCTTATAAATGCAGTAGTGGAACAAGGGACGTATTGGCTCGTCATCCACTTTGCATAAATAATCCCAATGTACAGATAAAAAAAGGCGAAACTGAGCGTTGGTTTGTCAAAGGAACAAAAGATGTTCGTTACGGCACGATGCTGGCAAAAGGTATTCTTTCAGGTGTAACAGGACACCGCGCACATTTCATTCAAAATGATGATGTTGAAACGCCCAAAACAACTGGAACCCCTGAAGCACGAGAAAAACTTCCAAGTAGATTGAGTGAACAAACTCACATTGCTATACCAGGTGCAAAAAAATTATGGGTCGGCACTCCGCATACTTACGATTCGATTTATGAGGGCATTAAAAAACTAAGCCGTGTAAGAAGCTTGATTTTAAAAATGTTTGAACATGAAAAACGTATTGAAGATGGAAAAATCAACCAAAAGGTCATGCTAGATTTTGAGCCTATTCATGTATTTACAGGGATTGGTAAAGGTTCAAAATATTTACTGAAAGATAAGGGTTATATCTGTAATAAAAAAAACAAACACTGGGAAGTTGTTTTACTAGAAGAACACAATCTTATTGACTTTTATTCTGAGAGTTTATGGCCAGAAAGATTTACAGCAGAGGAAATGGCGGGGCGTAGGGAAGAATGCAGAACCTTAAATGAATGGGATTCTCAATACCAAATGCATGCCAAACCCGTAGGAGATGTTCGCTTGAATCCAGAGAAACTTATCCCGTATGCCGTTGAGCCAGTCTTAACGCGGGCGAATGGTGTATGGCGCATGATGCTGGGCGAACGTCAAATTGTTGGCATGACATGCTCATGGGACCCATCCAGCGGCAAACTTAAATCTGACACTTCCGCAGTTGAATTGGTGTTACATGACGATCTAGGTAACAAATACTGGCATCGTTCGATTGAACTGACTGGTGAAGTCGTTAAGACAGACGAACAAGGCAATATTGTCGGCGGTCAAGTCTGGCAGCTTTGCGACCTGATCGAAGAATTTAACATTACCCGTGTCAGTATTGAAACAAACGGCATCGGCAACTTTGCACCAGCATCATTAAAAGGCGCACTGAAGAAACGAAAAATCCGATGTGGCATCAGTGAGCAACACTCTACCCAAAACAAAAATAAACGCATTCTGGAAGCACTAGAAGGACCTTTAATCTCTGGAATGTTGTGGGTTCATGTATCGGTCATTGATACACCAGACGGTGAAAATACATCTGAACAATACAAGCAAATGCAGCAGTTTAATCCAGCTTTGTCAGATCAGGATGATGACCATCTTGACTCGCTTGCTCGTGCTATAACTGACTCACCTGAACGAGTCGGAAAAATACACAACAAAGAGCAGCACAACGAGCGGCCTAATTGGAGAACAAGCGGTGGTATTGCGGAAGCCACCTTAGATTTTGAAAATTAGGTGAGATTATGGCCGTACCTGAGCAAACGCCTTACAAAGAATACACAGCAAACGGTGTAACTACCTCATTCCCGTTAGAGTTTGATTGCGATAATCAAGATCATTTGATTGTCACTGTAAATGATATTGAGCCTGAAAACGGGCAGTGGTCGCTTATCAATGGAGCTGTGGTATTTCTCATTGCACCAGCCAATGAAGCCAAAATTGTTATTCAGCGAAATACACCGCTTGAGCGTAATACTAACTATCAGACAACAAACAACTCATTTCGTCCGCAGCCAGTGAATAAAGACTTTGATCGGATTTGGTGGAAGTTGCAGGAAATTTGGCTGCAAATAAATAAAATATGGTTTGGTTTAAAAAAAGAAATTAAAGATCGAATTGATGCTGATTTAGCAATACGATCTTGGGTTTTAATTCTTTTAAACAATATTGTAGACAATGGTCTTTTGAGTGCTATTGCTGTAACTACAGTTGAAACCGTAGCTGATCTTCAAAATTTAGAAGTTTGGAATGGTCGCACGGTTATCACAAAATCATATCGCACACCTGAAATTTTTGCAGAAAATTATCCTTACAAAGGAGGTGCAAAGTATGTATATATTTCTAATTTATCAGATGTTAACGATGGTTTTTCAAATATAAATGGATGGGTGTTGATACCAGAGAATAATACAATAACTCCGGAGCAGGCTGGCGCGTATTCAGATGGTATTAACGATGACACAATCGGTTGTAGAAAAGCGATTGAGTATGCATATACCATCGGCTTGACAGTCGAGTTTATGAGCAACGCTACATATATTGTGAATGATAAATTATTAAATATCGATGAAAGCGCAAGTACATCTGTGAGTAATAAATCATTCACGTTAAAAGGAAATAATTGTCGAATTAAATTGGGAGGCTTAGCTGGAGATTTTATAATCTCAGTTATACTTCCATCAGTTGCTCAAAATAATAATAAGTTTACGATTCAGGACTTTTTCTTTTATACAGATAACATCACCCGACCTTCTGTTTTTTACTTTAAAAATGCAAGCTGGGTTTCAATATCGAATGCAGTCTTTTTCCAAACGTGGGTCGGCGTAAAATTTGAAAATGGTTTGCGGAATGATGTAAATAATTGCAGTTTTTGGGGAAACTATGTGGGCGCACATTATCATCGGACACGTGATAGTGCAGTGTCTCAAACACATGCGTTTAGTTGTGAAAAAGGGTTGGTTGGTACTGGCAATAGTAATGTGGCAACAGACGGAAATTTATCACTCACTGACTTCACAGCAAATGCTTGTAGTGAAAAAGGTATTGAATTGTCAGGTTTATACACACCGCAGCTCAATAATATAATTGTAGAGCATTGCGATATCGGAATTGATTACAGATCTTGTCAATTCGGGCATTTATCTAATTTGTTTATTGGGCCATGTAATAGATATTCTTTTTTTGGCGATAAGCAAAATCAAGGTCTTAATAATGATTATACGCAAATAAATAATCTAAATATTCAAAATGAAGCGGTATTTCGATATATGAATTTTTCACAAATTAGTAACATTTCTGCGCAAAGCATTACAAGCAGCTTGTCTGGTAGTGTTATTTACGTAACTAACTCAAATGAATTAGACATAGTAAATCCGCGGGTTCGTGATTCAACAATCTACAACAGTATTTTAATTGAGATAGATGCATCCGATGTAAATGTGTTGGGTGGTAGAGTGAATAACCACATTACGTATACAGGCAATTCTTGCGGATCGGTACTTGGAACGCAAGTAGGGGGCGATGTTCATTTTGCTAATGGCAATATGCTGTCAAGTGTTTCATATAGAAAAATGATTGATGGGGTCATGTCAAAAATAGATAAGCTGTTTGTGAAATATGGCACAATCAGTGGTAATTCATCTCAAACCTTTATCGCTAGTGATTTTTGTAAGTCAAGTAAAACAAGTGCAATTATAACAGCGGGTATTGAGGGCTCAATGACGGTTGCAGAAATTGATTTTATCAAAAACAATGAAACAATTGTAGGTACCATTATTTCAAGCGCAGGGAATAGGGGTAGTGCAATAATTGAAATTGTTAATTCAAAATCACTATCTTGTGCGATAAAAATATCAGCAACAACAGCGAATACTATTAACTATTCAATTGAAAAGTAAATTGATTAATTAATCACACAACAAACCACCACAAGCCCTAGCTTTAAATAAGTTAGGGCTTTTTTATTGCCGAAATTAGGGGGAAACACATGCAAGAGCATGAAAAAGTGGCACTTCAATTAATCCTGATGGGAGTAGTCATCGCTATGGCAAAAGTATTAGCAAGCACTGAAAAATTAACGTGGCGCATCATTCTAAGTCGAGCAATCCTGAATGGATTCACAACTTTAGGCGCGGGTGGTGTTCTGATTTGGATATCTGACCTAAACACACTTGGTGTTTTGGGTTTAGGTGCATTTCTAGGCACACTCGGCAGTCAATTTGTAGAAGCTCAAGCTGAGAAATTTGTGAAAGACAAGGTGAAGTCGAATGAAGATTAGTAACAATGGTTTAAATCTAATTAAGCAATTTGAAGGCTTGAAATTGAATGCTTATGACGATGGTGTGGGTGTCTGGACCATTGGATACGGCACAATCAAATATCCAAATGGCGTTCGAGTTAAACATGGTGACAAGATCACTCAAGCTCAAGCAGATCAGTATATTGCAAATGATGTCGCAACATTTGAACGCGCTGTAAACATGCTTGTAAATGTTCCGCTTAATCAAAATCAGTTTGATGCGCTAGTGAGCTTTACGTACAACTTGGGCGCGACAAATCTCTCAGCATCAACCTTGCTCAAAAAGCTTAACTCAAAAGACTACAATGGTGCTGCTGGTGAATTTCAAAAATGGAACAAAGCGGGTGGAAAAGTCATGACAGGTCTTGTTCGTAGACGTAAAGCTGAAATGGAGTTGTTTAATAAATGACTTATCTCTACTTAGCAACAAAATACTGGCGAGAATGCATCATTGTAGCTCTCGCCTTTTTATTGCTCATCTGTTTGTTTATTCAAAATCATCAAGCTGCTGAAATCAAAGATCAGAAGCAACAACACGCTGACTACATCACTCAACAACAACTAGCAACTGAAAGAGCCAAAGTCCAAGCCGCTCAACAAGAAAAGGTTTGGGCAGAGCAAATAACCAAAGCGGAGCAAAACTACAATGTCAAAATTAAACAAGTACAGTCTGATGCTATTGCTGCTCAGTCCAGCGCTAACAGCTTGTCAAAGCAACTTGCCAGCGCAAAGCAACGTCTGTCCGCAGCTTCCAGAGAAACCATCATTGAATACACAAATACCAGCAGTGACATACTCGAAAGTTGCATCACAGAATATCGAAATGTGGCACAAAAAGCTGATGAACACGCAGCTGATGCGGAAAGATTGAGCGAGGCGTGGCCATAACTATTTAAGTTGAGTTTATCAGAACTGATCAATATTTTTTCGTATCATGTACAGTTTTTTGGTTTAGGAATAATTTTGGAATAAAAAACTACTAAAAATGCAAAAAAAAGCCACACTCAGGAATGGCTAATTTAGAGTGTGGCTGGAATCACTAAACCGCAGGAAATAGGAAATGGGGTTTAGTATTTCCTGCAACTCAAATTTACACATTCTTAAAGATTAATTTATATTATAAAAATGTAAAAAAAATTGGTTGCACCAAAACGATCACAAATAAGCCTTTAACAACCTAAGTTTTGGTGCAAGTGATAAGTTAGCTCAAAAGTAAGCAAAATTCCACCTTTCATTCACGATATTGTATTCATCATCATAATGTTCATTTACAACATTTTCGAGCGTGAGATATCGATTATTCTTTTTGATGTAGTAGGGCATGATCATTCACTTTGCTTTTACTCGCTTTAATCATATACTGTGCCCAAATTTAACTTTCCTTTATTTTGCAGCTTGTTTGTACTTTTTTATAAGAGTACATAATAGTGTACATATTTTTAGAGTAATCTATGGCGTTAGCTAAAAAGTCTGTTGATATCAAAAACATACGAAATTTCTCGATCATTGCTCACATCGATCACGGCAAGTCAACTTTGGCTGACCGTTTTATTCAGATGTGTGGTGGTTTACAAGACCGTGAAATGCAGGCTCAGGTCTTGGATTCAATGGAGCTTGAACGCGAACGTGGGATTACCATTAAAGCGGCATCGGTCACACTGTATTATACGCATCCAAATGGTCAGGAATATCAACTGAACTTCATTGATACACCAGGGCACGTTGACTTTTCTTATGAAGTTTCTCGCTCACTTGCTGCTTGTGAAGGTGCATTATTGGTCGTCGATGCAGCGCAGGGTGTAGAAGCACAGTCAGTTGCAAACTGTTACACTGCGATTGAACAAGGTCTGGAAGTCCTACCTATTCTCAATAAGATTGATTTACCACAGGCTGAACCTGAGCGCGTCATTCATGAAATTGAAGAAATCATCGGGATTGAAGCGACGGATGCGCCGACTTGTTCAGCTAAAACTGGCTTAGGAGTCGAAGGGGTACTTGAACGTTTAGTCGATGTGATCCCGCCTCCAGAAGGTGATCGTGAAGCACCTTTACAAGCCTTGATTATCGACTCATGGTTCGATAACTATCTGGGCGTTGTGTCTTTAGTCCGCATTAAACAGGGTCGTATCCGCAAAGGCGATAAAATGCTGGTCAAATCCACAGGTCAGGTCCATCCTGTAACTTCTGTGGGGGTGTTTAATCCGAAACATACCGAAACAGATATCCTTGAAGCGGGTGAAGTTGGTTTCGTGATTGCGGGGATTAAAGATATTTTTGGTGCGCCAGTGGGTGATACCATCACTTTATATTCAACACCTGAAGTTGCTACTTTGCCTGGTTTTAAAAAGGTTAAACCACAGGTGTACGCAGGCTTATTTCCGATTGATTCCAGTGATTTTGAACCATTCCGAGAAGCATTACAAAAACTACAAATTAATGATTCTGCTTTATTCTTTGAACCTGAAAGTTCAGATGCACTTGGTTTTGGCTTCCGTTGCGGCTTCTTGGGTATGCTGCACATGGAAATCGTACAGGAACGTTTAGAGCGTGAGTATGATCTGGATCTGATTAGCTCTGCACCTACGGTGGTATATGAAGCCGTAACTAAAAAAGGCGATACCATCTATATCGATAGCCCATCTAAAATGCCAGATGGGAGTTTGGTTGAGGATTTGCGTGAACCGATTGCAGAATGTCACATTCTTGTTCCTCAGGAATATCTGGGCAATGTCATGACCTTGTGTATCGAACGTCGTGGTGTGCAAAAGGATATGAAATTTTTAGGCAATCAGGTTTCAGTGACTTTTGAAATTCCGATGGCAGAAGTGGTCATGGATTTCTTTGATAAATTGAAATCGTGTTCGCGTGGTTTTGCATCGTTGGATTATAACTTTGTGCGTTTTGAGAGTTCATCTCTGGTTAAGGTTGATGTATTAATTAATGGTGAAAAGGTCGATGCCTTGGCCATGATCTGTCACCGTCAGGATGCACGTCATCGTGGTATTGCACTGGTTGAAAAGATGAAAGATCTGATTCCACGTCAAATGTTTGATGTGGCGATTCAGGCGGCGATCGGTGCGCAGGTGATTGCTCGTTCTACTGTTAAAGCAATGCGTAAAAACGTCTTGGCGAAATGTTATGGTGGTGACGTATCGCGTAAGAAGAAATTACTTGCGAAACAAAAAGAAGGTAAGAAACGCATGAAACAGGTGGGTAGTGTTGAAATCCCGCAAGAAGCGTTCTTAGCTGTATTAAAAGTCGATAGATAA